AATCAGTTAAAGCCGCTCATAAACGTGGTGCATTTACAATAGGTGAATCTGAAGTAATATCTAAAGCAATTAGAGTAATAAGTAAAAGTGAATAAATAAAAAAAGGAGACAATTTCTTGTCTCCTTTGAGGGTAATTTATTAAGGTTTTGATTATCTCAATTCTCTTAAATCGAATGTTCTAACGCCATCTACGGTAATTCTTCCGTAAAATCTGTTGTTGACCATCTTTTTTGCGTATCTCGTCATTATTCCTTTGATAGGAGTAAAGTTGAACGGATTGTACATTGTAGGTGTTAATTGTAATGGTACATACGGAGCGTAGATGTAACCTGTGTCTAACAATGATGTTCCTTTGTGACCAATCAAAACTTGATTCGGTGGAAAGTAAGGATCACGGTATACTTGGTAACGTCCTGCAAGAGTACCAACTCTTTCAATACCCATATTGTATTGGTCTTGTTCAGGAGATGCGTTAGATACGTGGAAGTATTCTAAATCATCAAAGATAGCTGAAACTTCAGAAGATACAACGATCCAGTTAGCTCCACCTCTCAATGTAGATTTGTGGATTTGTGCTGACAATTGGTTGATTGCTGTAATTAAAGTTTGGTTCCAATCTTTTTGAGTGTAAGAAGTATTATTACCAATTCTTCTCCATCCGTTGTAATCCCAACGTAAATTCCAAGCCGCTCCTTTTCTCAAGTCACGTAGAATTTCACGGTCAATCTCAGCTGCAACTTGCTCAGATAACAATGCAGTTAACTCAGCTTCAGCGTCGATGTTATGGAAAGCTGCAACGTCTTGAGCTAACTCAGGAGACCATTGTGCTCTTAGTTTTCTTTCTGTAACAGATACTGTAACGGAATCCAAGTCAAAAGAAACCTCACCAATTTGGTCAGCGAATTCTAACTCTTCATATCGTCTAAATACTGCAACAAATGAATTTAATTGTGCTCCAGAGAAAATTGTTGTTCCTGTGTAACCATCTAAAGACGTTGAATCACAACCAGCACATACTGGACAAGATAAATCAACTTCTAAGTAGATACAACCATCAGCACCACAGATATTTTTAAATGAACCACCATTACCATCAGTAGCAAAAGTTGTTTGTGTTGTGTTACCGTATTGAACGATACCTTTACCATATTGTTGAGTAACAACTCTGAACAACAATGGAACAGATACATTACTTGCATCTTTAATAACATTACAAGGTGTTGTACTTGCGGATAATTTACTTTGATCAACAAAGATTTTAAGATCTGAAAGGAAAGATTCGTTATCCATTTCATTTCCATCAGGTCCGATTAATTTACCAGCTCCTGTATCTGCAAATCCACACATTTTAATAATCATTTTTCTTTGATTACCTTGAGGTGCTGTAGAACCTGTTAATCCACCATTTGACCAAATTTGAATGTTAGTATCTGCAGTAACTGCTGACCAACGTCCTTTAGAGTAATCAAATAAACCTGGAGGATCTAAACCTGCTTCACCACCTTCATAGAATAAATCGTAAAGATTTTTTCCGAATGCTCCTGTGTTATCACCGTATCCTGCTCCTGGTCCTGAGTTACCTAAACCACCAGCTGTAGGACCATTAGGTGCTCCAATTGGTGCGTAATGTGCTCCTGACTCATTTGCGGTTCCACCGTTGTAACCTTGAATCTTAGGTACAAAGAAGAACAATTTACCAATAGGTAAGTTCATTGCTTGTACTGAAACGATATCGTTAGCCAATAATTTAGAGAAAACTCTTCTTACGATTGGAAAAACAACAGTTTCAAATGCTCCGTTAGAACCTTCTGAAGTTGCTTCGTTAATCAAGAAAGAAGCTTGGTTTTCATATAACTGTGCTACGTTTTCTTTTAGGTGGCCTTTAAGACCTTCAAGGAATCCTAATTTATCCCATTTGTTAATAGTATCTTCTTTAATAACTTTAAGGTGTTTTAACCCGATGTTACCAACAAGACCTGATTCTAATAATGCTCCCATTTGTTTTTGTTTTTGTTTATTTTTTGTTTTTGTTTATTTTTTATTTTAATTTTGACATTAAATCTTTCATTCTCAAGAATTGAGGATTTTCATATGTTTTAGATTCAATCAAATTTGCCGCTGAACCTGATGTAGGTGTTTTTTCAACAGTTCTTTCAAATGATTCTGTAATACTATTATTATCTTTAGTTCCTACTTCTGAAAGTTCGTCTTTCACTATTTTATACAAATTTTTAGATTCTTTAAGAGTTTCAACACCATCAAATCTTTTTAGGATATTGATTTTTTCTTGTTTTGTTGTTGAATGTTCAGTAAACAAACGTGTTGCGTAAGCTAAATTTGAATTAAATACTGCTACCTCGTTCAATTTATCTCTAAACACATTCAATGCGTTTCTGTACTCGTTATTTTTTTCTCTAAGAATTTGTAATTCTCTAACATCTACATTCTCTTTTTGGATTGCAGTATTTGCTTTGGAATGTGCTCTTGGTTTTGGTAAACCACCTTTTCTAAAATTAGAACCACTTCCTAACGTGCGAGACGCTTCTTTAGTTTCAACTTTTTTCACGGTTGTATTTTTACCTTTATCCATATTTTCACCTTCTTTGTATTCAAATTTTGCTTTACCCATACCAACCCCTCTGGTACCTTGTTTCATTTTTGTTTTGAAACCTTGTCCTTGATTAGGTTTTTTGTCGTATTTGAATTTTGATGCATTACCCATACCTACTCCTTTAGATTTAAAATTAGACTTAGTCTCCATAACAAATTCTTCATCTTCTTCTTCCTCTTCTTCTTCTTCTTCTTCCATTAGACTAAAGTCACTTTCAAAATCAAGATCATCTTCGTCTTCATCTTCGTCATCCATTTCAATTTCGTAGATAGTTTCACCTTCTTCTTCCTCTTCTTCAGAAAATTCCATTTCGTCATCTTCTTGTTCTGATTCGCTTAGTTGAATAAAGTAATCCATGTCATTATTCTCATCCGATAAATGTATCATATCGTTTTCTTTTTTCACAACCACCCCATCTTCAGGTCCCATAGCTTTAAATACTTTTAAAACATCTTGAGCTGATGCACCTGTCAGGTCAATTGTATCGTCATCCATATCATCCATACCAAACTCCATATCTTCCATGTCATCCATGTCTTCCATATCCTCGTCTTCAATGTCTTCTATATCAGCGCCTAAGTTATCAACTTCATCATCAGATACGTCAGTATCTTCTAAGTCAGCATCTAAGTCAATCTCCTCTTCGTCATCTTGTTCGGTAAGGGATTCTTTTACTAATGATTTGATTTCTTCCTTCATAGTAGAAGCAAGTATTCCTTTTGCGTTTTCGTTAATAACTTCTTCCAAATTTTTCATCTGTAAGTAAGTTTCTTCAACCAATGATTTTTCTTTACTCATTATAGTTTTATAGTTTTTACAATATAAATAGTACGATTATTGAAAAAATTCATTTTTTATTAACAATGGGACAAAAAAAAATGGAGATACTAAAAAATACCCCCATTTATTATATTATTTTTTTTAAAAAATTTTGCATAAAAAAAGGATGAACTTATGTCCATCCTTCTCTTAAAGTTTAATTTAATTAATCTATAACCTCATCAATTTTACTTTCCGTGATTGAAGTGATTCTCCAGTCCATTGTATAGTGTTCGTATACTTTTGTTACTTTAGCCTCAACATCGGTTGGGGTATATCCCATAACCAATTTTTCTTCTCTCATTTTTTTTACTTTACCTGATTCACTATCTAATAGATCAGATGTGATTTTAGCTACAAAATACTTTTCTCCTTGTTCCATAATTTATTATTTTCCTAAATAATCGGATAATCTTTTCATTAAGTCAAGCGATTTGTTTCCGGACTCACCTACATTTCTTTCTACCGTCATTTTTTTCTCTTCATCTAAATTTTCTTCATACTTCAATCGGTCATTTTTATCTTGAAACAGATAAGCTCCCGGTGTTGATGGTGAAGACACAAGGTCAAAACAAATTAATTCAAAATCTTCTTGAACTTCATTTTGTTCTCCCACTTTTTTAAGTGATCCTACACCACGAGAAGAAATACCTAATGTAACCCCTTGTCGTAAGTAATTTGCTGCCAAATCACCTTTGGTTGAAACAATCCCTCTTTCGTGAAATCCAGGACTTGTTAACAATTTAAGTTTACCTAACAATACAGGACCTTCCCACCACACTTCTGTAATTAAATGTGATACTCTATCTAAATCAATTAAAGATGACTCAGGATGGTTTAATTCAGAAAGGGCGGTTCCCTTTTCAATCATTTTTTTATAGTTTTCCGCTTCTCTCTCTAATATATTCTTAGGGTAAACTCTACCATTTCTATTTGGTGTGTCATATTTTTGTAATACGGCATAAAACTCAAATGGTTTAGAATGGTCAAGAACATTTCTTGATTCCTTTATAATATCTAAATTACGACCTTCATTTGGGTTAATGTATCCTGCATCATACTCAACAAGAATTCCTTTACCCAAATCTTGGGGTCCTAAAATTTTATAACTTTTCATAGTATTTTTTACTATAAATACTAAACTTTTTCGGTTTTTACTTTAATTGGTTTAACATTCCCGTTTTTTGTTAAATAAAATTTAAAGTTATCGTTCTTATGTAAGACATCGTTATATAATCCTTTTACGATTTCTTTTAGTTTACGCTTAAGTTTCAGATCTTTAAAATCAAAGTCCTCAATTAAATAAAGGTTAATCTCTAAATTCATAAATGATTTCTTTTTTAACGATAAACCACTGGTTCTTAAGTCCATATCAACAATAAATTTATCGTCAAACATTTTCTTATCAATATTATTAAAGATTGAATGTTTAATTGAACGATTCATATTTAAAACAACTCTTGTCCAATTTTCAACATCTTCTTTGGGTTCAGCCCAAGTTTGTAGATTTAAATAAAGTGATTTAAAATTTTTGGAATCTACGGTTCCAAAAGTAATTTTTGAGTTTCTAAATCCACTCAGTTTTGAGGTTTTACCTTTTTTCATTTGTTACTATCATAATACTATGTTTATTTTAGATAATAATAACTAAACTTGTGGTATATATCAAATACATAAACAACTAATAAAAAACTATGATAATTGTACGGGTAACCAAAAATGGGGGAATTGAGAAGGCTCTTAAAGAATTAAAGAGTAAAGTTATTAAAACCAAACAAAACTCCCATTTAAATGATAGAAAAAATTTTACAAAAAAATCTATTAAGAACAGAGAGATCCTTGGTAAAGCAATTTATCGTCAAAAGTTAAAGATTAAAGATTAAATTTTTTCGTTTAATTGTTGCAATTTAAGATAATTTAATGTATCAAAAGATTCATTTGTTATTTTTTCAATTGTCTCATTAATTCTTTGGTCAACTTCCTTATCTTCTTCAGATTCTTGAATTTTCCCTAATTTAGAGATAACACTTTCTTTTAAGGTTGTATATTTTTCTTTTAATTCATTCTCATCAGAAGAAAGTAATGCTTTTAGTTTTTTCTGATCTGATTCGGTTAAATTGTTAACATATCCGTTAATAGTTTTATTTGCAATACTAACCATTGTTTTAAATGGTATTTTAACAACTTCTTTAGTTTCTTTAGGTGATTTTGTTATTGTTTCTAAGATAGTTTTTTTACTTGTAATTTTTTCTTCCAATTTAGTTATCCCCGTTGAAAATAAATTATCAATCACATCGTAACTATCGTTACTTTCAATCCCCACAACCCACTCATTAATTTGTTTAATGGTATTTGAAGTTATTTTATTTGTTGTATTTTCGTAAATTGTAATACTTTGATTTATATATTCGTTGGCAATAGATTCGTTTAAACCTTTGTTTGAATTTAATTCATCGTATAGGTAGAAAAGTTTAGATATGTTTTTATTTTTTAACACTAGTGAGTTAAATTTTGACATATCCGTTTTAATTGTTTCATTTTTATATGATTCAACTAACTTATTTTCTATTTTTGATTTTAATTTACCAAATTTCATAATCTTTTTTATTATAAATATCAACCATTTAGTAATTTGTTTAATTGAGCCTCCATATCTCCCAAAGAATTTTTACCTTTTGATAAATCAAGGTACGTATTACCATTGATATCGTCATTTTCTAATAAGATTTTTAAATTATCATTTGATTTTCCTTCAGGTAAAGTTTCTTCTTCTTCAGGTG